ATAAGCTAGGACTACTTTTTTTTCGTCTTGCTTTAGCTTTTTTGCTGTTTGCATTTTTACCTCTTTGTTAAGTTATGTATTTTTATAAATACTCTATCTTTATATATCTTATCAAATCTTATGCAAACGTTTATTTATCTTTTTTTTAATTAAGTTTGTTAGGTCTAGCAATAGTATTAATAGCATTATTATCCTCTAATAAATTAAATAGTCTTTTTATCTTTTCATTAAAAAGTTTTTCCTGTTCCGTTCCGTGCTGGTGCCTGGCGCCAGCTTTTAACTTACTATTATACTGTTCTTTTACGAGGCGAGAACGAGAACGAGACGAGGCGACAACTGTCGCCTCGTTAATTTTATCTTTAGCCATTACCAACTACACCAATATTCAACGACCTTTTTCTCGTTGATAGATTGCTCACAGAATTTCAAGAACTTAATATCCTGTTCTTTGTAATCCTTGACGCTCTCCTCTTGGAACTGTTGACCCCAAAAAAATCCGTCATCAGCATGATAGTCAGAAAAATCTTTCTGTATCTGATCAGCTAACTCTTTGACAACTTCTTCGGTCAAGTAACATGGTGCAGGTTGATCTCCATTGAAACCTAGATGAGATAAACTTCCCTCTATGTTTTCAGCAGGGTTTTGTTCTGCCCATTTCTTCGCCATGAACTGTTGAAGTCTTGCGTGTTTTCTCCACACGAAAACTTTTGATTGTTCTTCTTGGTCATCATCATAGTATTTATCCCAATCTACCTTATGACCTCGAAGGTGTGCGTGTTGATCTAATCCCATAACTTTCTCCTTTATTGATTAATCTTTATCTCTTATCGTATCTTATATACTAATACAACAATTATCTTTTAGAACCATTCTAAACTACCAACCTTACCATTCTTCATACCACGAAGAGTTCCGTGCTGGTGCCTGGTGTCAGCTCTGAAGGTTTCGCCTGGCCAGATCCTCTCTAACCGAGAAACGAGAACCAATCACAGTACTCCAACGAGAACGAGGATCACCACGCCAGTGCTGGCCAGTGTCAGACTAGGTAGCAAGAAGAGAAAACACAGCCAAACGAGAGCGAGAGTCACTCTTCTTTACCAGCATCAGCTCCTGCTGCCAGTTCTTCTACTTCACTGTCCTTCCAGCTGCTACCATTCGCAATGCAACGAGATCCAGTTACTCCAGTAAGCGCGTATACTTTGCCGGCTTCAGGTTTGTCCTGCAGCTGGTCCTTAGGATGCCAACCATCCGGTGGTGCGTTGTCCGCATTCAATTGTTTAACGAGACCTTTTAATGTTCGTGGCTTACCCATGTTATCCCCTCCTTGTCTGTTTTATAATTAATAATATCACCGAATTTTCTATCGATTAGATGTACGGGTATGTTATTTATCTTACCGTGGCCCCGCTGCTGTGTCCCCTTCAGGATCTTGATCCACATAGATTCTTTTTTATCACCCTCAGCAAAACGAACATAAACGAAATCTTTAGCCTCGGGTTTTTGCTCAAACTGCTTTACTTTAAAATATGTATCCAGACTGTGCTCAGGACAGGACCATACTACATTGTCTTCTGACTCTTTGTTCATAGTTCTCCTTTGGTTAACGAGCTATATATAAGACACGATGGGATACCTGTCAAGACCTTTCTTTTATTTTTCTTAATCTTTCTTCGAACGACCATTTCTTTTCATCGGGCAGTTCTCTTACCAGAGCTTCTACCAGCGTCACCAGTTCCTCATTGCTCCTGGCCAGTTCATCTATTCTCTTGTTGTAAGAACGAGATTTGTTCTCGCCTCGAACGAGATCCAGTGCATCGAAATCTATTGCCATATATTCTCCTTTGTTTGTCTGACCATACGACATCATGGGATACCTGTCAAGCAAGAAGTTCTGGCCTGGCCAGCTGGGAAGCACGCTGCACCAGCTCCTGATGGGGTAACCTTTGTCCGAGAACGAGGTTTGCTTCAAACGAGAACGAGAAACGAGATCCTGCTGCTGGTCCCCAGGCCACTGATCAAACAAAGAGGGAAAAGATCAGTGGCCAGGGCACGAGAACGAGGATTACGCTGCATCAGGACAGGATCCCAGCTCCGTTAGCATCCTGCGCTGGACCAGTGGCCATTGTAACGGGAACGAGAACGAGGCAAACGGGACGAGGGAACGAGCATCAGTGAAAACGGACACCGGTCTGTAGAGTTTAAGGGTTCTCTTCAAGGGGGTCTCATCCAAGATGATAACTTTACCACCAGCCATTATATATTTATTGATCCAAACAATCTGCCACTTATTTAGCTTCGGATAACTTAATGAATCTGATTTTAATTCCATCCAAAAAACTTCATTACCCATGACTGCGTGAATATCTGGAATACCATTGATTGTGCTAGATTCTACGCGGGTTAAAAAGCAATCAGTCAGTCCTTTCTTAACCTTTTGCCATAGTCTGGATTCCCCATTTTTATTAGACATGATTAAGTAAGTTAATTATAATTTAATTTTCCTAATTGATTTAATTACTGCTGTTGGAATAATAGTTGTTGCACCAATATTGTCAAACGTTGGTTTATCTTTAGACTTAATATAATCACTAAATATCCTTGTAATCCCATTCTTTTGACTAAGTAAGTAACCCTTTGATACACATACAGGTAACTGTTCTTTACTTAAATCTTTTGTGCTGCTCCAACCAGCATCACCTTCGATATCCAACCACTCTATTTCTACAAATGGATAATCATCAATTACATTACCGAGATTCTTAAAATCAAAGTTTAAAATTTTAGATTGTTGTCTCTTTTTTTTAATCATCAATCTTTACCTTAATTTTACCAACTGAAGTAGTTATTGTAGAGTTATGTACTTGGTTAAAAACATCTAACCACTCAGACCAACTAGCCTTCTTCAATTGCTGTAACGTCTTCGGACTCAACCTCGATCGTTTTGGCATTGAATCCATCGATCTTGTTTGATAGTTCCTCGAGCTTTTTTTCAAGTTGCTCACGTGACATACCCTCCAAACCACTAACAGTTACTTCTTTACGATCAACATAAGCACCGGCCAATTGACCAGATCTATACTCAGCGTTAATAGCAGCAGCGAATTGTTTTTCTTTCTCTGCTTTGTCAGCAATTCTTTCTAACCTTTTATATCTTCTAAGGTTGTCACTTGTGTATTTTTTTACTTCTCTTTCAAACAACTTATCAAAGTAGTTTGCTATATGAGGACTGTGTTTTCTAGATAACATTCTAGATGCAACAGATCCATAATCTTTTTCATTAGTACAAACATAGCCTGCACGTTTAAGAGCTTCAGCTTGTGTTATGTTACCCCAATCTTGTACGTAAATTTCCACAAACATTTTTTGTTTTGGAGTTAAATCTAATTCAGTTCTTAAAGATTTCTTTTTAAGTCCACCAGGCATTACTTTCTGCCTCTAGTTTTTTTGATTTTGCTTTTGATAAAATATTTTATATCACCTTTTGCAGCATCTCTTGACTGTGCTTTAATGTTTTTACTTGGTTGTGCTTCCATCATTTGTTTAACAGTTTTACCACCGCCTCTATAATAAGATTTAGCAGCTTTTAGTACTTCTTTACCTAATTTATTAAACAAAAGAAATTTCTTATACATAATTTCTACTATATAGATTATTTCATCGTAAAGTAATAGCCCCAAAAAGTTTCGATAACGTTCCCGCAAGAGTGGTGTCCCTTAGGGACACCATAGGGACACCACAGGGACAGTACTAAATTGATTAGAAGTGTTGATATATTTGATTAATAGTCTACAGGGACAGCAGGGACACCTCTTTTACCCATGGGGGTACTTTTTATTGCTCAGGTGTCTAGATAATCTATATAGTAAATATTTCCATTGTCCGGTATCCGTTATTCTGGTACAGTTCAGCTGTGTTCATTCACAATTGGTTAATTACTCCTGGAGGTTTTTCGAGGAATTGCTCCCTATGTTTTCCTCCGGGAGTTAAATTTGTCCGTCCCCCATGACTAGTCTTCTANTCTTTTTAAATTTTCTTTTAATATTAACTTTTTAATAACTCTTCTTTCATCCTTAGTCCCGCACTCTCGATATCTTTTGTATAATTCTCTATATTTTATCCAGGATAATTGCAATTTAGTAAAAAAAATTTTACCATTATCTACCATTTTCATGTACTCACCACGGACAAAATCAGGATCCATGTCAGCTCCCCAACAAATGTCTTGAAATTCTGTACTATTAGTCACAAACCACTTATGGGAATCATGTTTAAAGTAAGTTTCTTTTTTAAAACCTGATGGATTAACAGCATCCTCTAACGCCTGCACCAGGATTGCTTGAAACAACCTCTGTTCAGCAAATGCTTTAGGTTGTAATATTTGTAAGCTCAATTTAATGCCCAAAAATTTGAGTAAGCTGGGAGCACAAGTCATAGGCTTTCTTCTTATCCATTAAAAACGTTTTAGATTTTTTATTTCTTGTAACTCTAATAGATCTCTTCTCGTACACTTTGAAATACAAATTCCACATGCGCTCAAGGTAGTTCATCTTGTCCTCACCTGTCATGAGGTCCAACAATATAATTGAATCTTTGAGTAATCCCCTAGGCTTTTTGGTATTCATCTGCATAACCACGATGCGGGAAAAGATATCGATATGGAAAAATTACACCGTGGCTAAGCATTTTTAACAACCAGTTTTAAACCTTTAGCTTGCGCTACAGCTTTACGTCCTGATCGCCATCTATCCTCGATTTTGTCGAGAAAAGAAAGACTGAAATTTCCTAAACCAAAGTCATTTCCACAATACAACTGAAACATTAAACTTGTTAACTCTTCATACGTTTTTTTATTTGGACACACCATCACTAGCTTGTCCAACGCATTATTCAATGCTTCTTCACTACTTTTCTTAATAGCTTTACCCACAAATAAATCCTTAAATTAAAGTTAAATTTGAGTTTCGTTGTTCTATGAAAATAAAGTGTTTTGAAAGCCCCACTTATTTCATTTAGGCTTAGGAATACTATTTAATTAATAACTATTTTGATTTTGATTGCAAGTAAAAAAAAAGGGCCACTCTCGCGGCCCTGATTCAACACTAAGACTTATGCAGCTTCTGTGTTTATTATTACTTCAAGAGTTTCTTTCCTTGAGTCAATAAATTCTCTTTCATCTTAGGTTCAGCAACACCTTCTTTCTTAGCAATCTTTTTTATAGAATCGCTAACCATTTTTCTAATCATGTTGCCTGGGTTTCTAAGGCCATTTGCACCCATCGCCCTAATAATTGTGTATGATTCGATATCAACAGCAATTGATTTCCATTTGTTTACGTCCATTGTTTCTCCTATTTGTCTTGATACTCTTTAGTTTTATAAAACTCAACTAAATTTATTTTATTTTTTTGAGTCAGTCCTGCATTATAGATACGTTCAATGATCGCTATGTAATCAGCAGTAGATGTACCTGTTAAAAACCATGAAGATTTACTCTTACAAGCAGTTTTAAATCTTTTATGATCAAATTTAGGATGTTTGTCAGCAACAATATAAGACACCACCATGGAACGTTTGAATCTTTTATTCTTTGCAGATTCCATACCATAGAAATATTTTTTAAGTTGCATCAATTGTGATCCAATACGATCGGTATGTTCAATACCTCCTGCAGGAATTACAAATCGTCCTGTTTTAAAATCATTACTGATTCTTGACCACAGTGAAGTTTGTTTCAATAAAAGTACTACCATCTCTGCAACATTAATTCCGTATTGTTGCATTTTGTTTCTAACAATTCGATAGTCCATTTTATTTCTTGCACAGTGTTGATCTAAATAATTTTCCATAGACCAGTTCTTACGACCTGTGTTAAGTCTCGCTACATCTAAAGGATCATCAGAGTCCATAATAATATATGGAATCTTTAACTCTAATTGCTTTCTAGCCTCTAACGTGTGTTGGCCGTCAACAACTTCTAAGTTTTTATTTACACGAATTGGATCGTACAAATCTTTTTCTGCAATTAACTTTTTAAGTTGTTGCACGTGTGCTTCATCTACAGGTCTATTACCTCTAGTCTTTTTGAATTTACTGTAATCAGTAGTTTCAAAAAATTTATTATTGATTGGTTTGTTCATATCTTTTCCTCCTTGGTTAATTGATAAATGAATAAATTAAACCTAAAAATACTAAAACAGTAAGTTTAGGCATTGCTAAAAGTAAAACTAAAAAAAACAATTTAAAAAAATCATAAACCATTTTGATCTACGTCCTCTTGTTTACATTTAATTTCGTCCCACACTAATGCACACGATGCATTAATGCTTAGTGGGTACACAGGACCATCTTCAAAAGTAAAACATAATTGTTGTACTCTCTTCATTCTATCTTGAAAATGATCATCACCGTATTCAATTGCTTGACCATCAGGTGTTGTAGTCTCTGTTCCAGCTAAAATAATATCAAGTTTTTTTATAAAATTGATAAACTCCGCTGATTTTGATCTTATTAGTATGGTTGCCATTTGGCCTCCTCTTTGTTAGTATTGTTGTGTATCTTTATATAAACATTTTAATGGGATATGCAAGTAAATAATAAGCTAGGATAGTATAGGATATTATGACAAAATTTATATTAGTAATGTATATGTGTAGTATGATAACTGGCAAATGTCCTAGTAATCATATACCTGGTTTTTCTTTTACATCGCATGTTGATTGTGTAGAAAATGGATATAGAGTAGCTCACAATACTTTTAAATCATTAGAAGAACTTGAAGAATTTGATAGAGAATACGTAGAAAATAACAAAATTGTCGTAAAATTTGAATGCCAAGAAATAAGAATTCCAGGACCAATAATGCCTCGACAAAAACCCAANGTAAGCACGTAGTTGCAATTACATCACAAATTGATATATAATACCTTATGAAGCACTATCGTATCCAAGTAAAATACAAAAATGTGTATCTTGATGAGATAATTAGTGCTGAAGATGATAAGACCGCTCTTGAATGTTTTGTAAAGAAGGTTGATTCAGGGGAAGTAAAAGAGAATGAAGGTGCTGGGTTTGAAGATCCTAACTTTTTATTCTTAACCTTCGAAGAGGTAAACCGAGATGGCCCTACAAAAGTTAATATCGGAGAAGCTTCAGTTGGAGTCCAAGTGGGCAACGCAAGCGTTGGAACAGGGTAGAGTTACTCCAGATATGAAGTGGATTGATATAGAGATTAAAGATCTTAGAAAAAAGATTAATGATCAAAGTGTTGAAGACGCAAAATTAGGTCTTCTAGATATAGCTAGCTAGACTAGCTTAAAAAAATTCAATTTTTCCTTAAGGATACTGCGCTCTAAATTATTCTTTGGCTTCGCCCCAAGATTTTCCTAATGCAATATCAACTTTAGAAGGTACCTTCAGTGTATCTATAGCATTTTCCATAATATTTTTAACACCTTGAACGTCTGCTTCTTCGTTTATTGAAAAACAAAGTTCATCATGTATTTGTAATAATGGTTTGTAACCAGCTTTGTAACAATTTATCATAGCTTGTTTTGTTTGGTCTGCAGCAGATCCTTGTATTAATCTATTCAATGCTTTGTATGTAAAAGCCCTCCTGATGTTGTTACCATAAATGGCCTTAGCCTCTTCGTACTGCATGGCCTTATTCATTCCGAAGGTAGCAGGCTCCCACATGTCGAACCGGCATTTACGACCTCCTATAGTCCGAATAAACCCATACTTTGAAGCACTGTTAGTCACTTCAGTTGCTAATCTTTTAACAAAAGGCACTCTTTCTCCGTATTGCCTTAAAAGAGCTTCAGCTCTATCTTTGTTTATACCTAATTCTTTACCTAACTTAGCCTTACCCATACCATAAAATAATCCTAAATTAATTGTCTTAGCCTGAGTTCTCGTTATTCCTGCCATGTCAGCTACGATCTGATGAAAGTCAGCCGACTCATTTTTATAGGCCTCAATAAACTCCGCTGCACCTTCAAAGTTATCGTTGACAGATGCAGCGTAGTGAGCAACAAGCCTAGGCTCCTGTTGTGAGTAGTCGAAACTACCCCATTGTCTACCTTCTTCCGGTAGAAACAAACTTCTAATTTTGTCTCCAAACTCTTTGTTCCTTGCAGGAATTTGTTGCAGGTTAGGGTTTGAATATGATAAACGTCCAGACACAGTTCCGCCCTGGTCAGAACGCAATTGATTTATTTCAGAATGAATTCTACCTTTGTGAACATAACGTTGAATGGAGTCTATGAATGTTGAATGAAATTTATTTATTTCTCTTGCTTGTCTTATTAGTTGCGCTATTGGGTTATCACAATTTACTAACCAGTTTTGTGTAAAGCTCGGTTCGTCAGTTTTCGTTGTCCGTGGGTACTCAACTCCTATCCTGTCAAACACTTGCGCTACAGATCGAGCAGCCCAGATGTCCACATCTAAAGTAGTTTGCTTTTTAATTTCATGTAAAATTGTTTTTTCTTTAGCTACAAATTCTTTTTTTAAAACGGTTGCTTTTTCTTCGTCAACTCTTATTCCCCTACGCCTGGTATCTATTAAAATAGGTAATAATTCCATCTCCATTTCCCAAACATCGTGTAGGGACTG